AAACACTCTCTTGCTCGCTCTATTGACTCTAGTTTCTATCATCTTGGGTTTTGCTAGGGCAAGATTATCCAAGTCATGCTTAGCGAATGTCTGCTTGAGTGCGTTTACCTCACGCATGGACTCCTGATTCTTTTTTGTTAAGCTGTCTATCTGTGCATAAGTCTGTGCTTGCTGTTCTAAATTCTTTTTTATTTGCTCATTCTGTTTAGCGACTTCAGTTTCCAGTACGATTTGGTTTGCCTGAAGCTGCGATATCGTTCCGTTTAAACTCCATATCCATATACCAGATAAGACCAGAGCGATTGCAAGTCCGATAGTTATTTTAAACATCTTCAGCACCACCTGCGGGCGCAGCCCATTTCTTATAATGTTTAAACATCTAATAGTTTCTCCTTACCTTTTTCATGCAAAGGTTATAATAATCTTAACTTATTTAAGATGATCCTTGTTTAATTTTTATTGTACTTGAAGAACCACCATTTACCTTTACAGTATTTACAACACCTGATTGCTCAAAAATAATAGTATAACTACCAGAGTTATCAACATCTAATCGTAAAGAATTACCCACCATCCTTCTAAAAGATATAGCTTGTCCTTGAACTATAGTTGTAATTTGTGTTTTTTTATCTTGTCCTAGTTCTGTACCAGTAATATTTATAGATGTAGCTGATTGATTTAATTGATCTTCTTCTTGTGCAAAAGCTAAAGCATCCAACACACTAAGCAAATCTTCTAAAAAGTTTACATCTAAATAATCTATATCTAATTCTGTAAACTCTAAGTCTGCTTCATTATCTAAAAAATTTTCTGACAAGTAGTCAATTTCTAATTCGTTAAAGTCTAAATAGTCTGCTGTAGTTTGTTGTTGAGTATCTTCTTGTAAATCTTCTCTAGGCTCTGGTGGGTTTACAATCAACATATTGTCAATTAAGTCTAGTGTTATATCTAAGATAACAGGATTAGTAGGTGCTTGTTCAAATGCACTAGCTACAGTAGATTCATAGGGTTGATTAAGAACCACTATACCCATACCAGTTTCTACTGTTATCTCACCGCTTGATGTACCATCAATATTAGGTAACAAAATAACTAATGATCTACCAAGTTCATCTACAGTTATAGTAAAGTCTGTGCCTCTTATACCTATAGTTGCACTATTTGTGCGTATCTTAATATTTTTCTTTGGAACTTTATTAAGTTTGCCTGTAACAAATCGTGCAGTACCTTTGGCAAAGGTTAAAGCCATCTTAGATTTATCAGGATTAGGATCAAATACAAACTCATCAATCAATACTTGTGAGTTTTCTGTTAATCTTATTTGAGTATCATCAATAAATGTAATACCCATACGACCATTTGCAGTCTCTACTTTGTCATAACTCAGTATGCTAAAGTCTAGTTCAGCACCATAAGGTTTGTCTCTTAAGACTTGTGCATTGCCTCTAAGTTCAGATATAGAACCTATATCAACAGACGAATGAAGTTGTTGCGTCTGACTGAGTAACGCAAACAGTACCATTAGACCCAGCAGATGTAATTTTAAGCCAATCATTATCAGATGTAGATTCCTGATCTATATTAAATGTTCTTGATCCACCTGTATGATCTAAGTAAAAATAACCACCAGCATATCCATCACCATCATAAGTTACAGTATTATCATTACCATCAATATCCATGTAGTTAGTAGCACCATCTACATCTATAGATGCTGTAATAGTATTACCCCCACCTTGCACAGTCCAATCTAAATCTAAGTTTGCTGCTAATGCAGTCATAGCATGGTTCAGTGTCATAGTGTTTGTATTACCTGTAACTTGTACGTTTACATTAGAACCATCTGCACCTGTAGCATTAGTTTCATCAGTAGACATATTGAATGTATTACTATCACCTATGAATGAGAAGTAACCTGTATAAGTATCTGCCCATATATCACCAAGAAATTTATTTGAAGCACCTTTCTGTAATATATCTAGCGTCATAGTTGCACCATCTAAATCCAATGGAGTCATATTAGAAGCACCAGCTGTAGCATCAGCACCTCCAATAATATTACCACCACCGCCAACTTGTTCTATATCTAAGTTAGATGTTGCACCTGACTGATCTATATATACCTCGTTGTCAGCTGTATATACGCTAAAAGATATTAATAGAAACAATAAATTAAGTGTGGTCTTTTTGTTTCCAATAACCTTTTTCATAACCCTCCTCTATTGTTTGTAGAACTGCTAACTCAATAGCCATCTGCAAAGCAATATTTATAGACTCATTTTCTACTATACCACTTTCAATTTCAACTAATTCGGTATTATTTGTATAAAATCTGAACACATCTGAAGAGATAGATGCACTAAGAATTGACTTGGTTACTAATACTTCTAGCAATATTTTACCTGTGCTTACTGAAACTGTACGTAAAGATATAGTAACTGAATCTTGTCTGTATTGTTTTGATCCACCTATACCTAAGTATCTTGCACCAGCACCACCTGATTTAACATTGGTCTCATAACTTACAACACCACCCTCCATTAATAAACCAGCAAACAATAAAGGTTTTACCTTTTGTTTCTCATCAAATGACTCACGAGTTGTACGTATAATCTGTCTTTCTTTAGTAAGATTATCTAGTCCTGTGCGCTCTACTACATCAAATACATTAGAGTGTTGTAATGCTCTAATAAGATATGCATCAGGTGCTTGTGTTATAGCTGTACTAAAACTAGCATATTGACTATTACTTCGTCTTTGTCCTGTTTGATCTGTAAAAGAAGTAGGGTATATAGCTACTACAGGTTTGCGTTCAGGTTTAGATACTTCTGCTAGTTTAGTTAATAGAGAACCAACTTCTGCTGGCTCAATGTTCTTTATTGGGGGCAACCCATTATCTAATGGGGGTATAATTAATGAACAACTAGAAAGTAAAAGAACCAAGAGGTACAGTAATTTCTGTTGTATTGCCTTCTTCATCTGTAATTATAAGTGTTACTTTGTCGTCCTCTACTTTATATTCTATGGTGTTGCCTTCTAGTTCTAAGATACCAAACTCAGATGCAGTCTCTCCAAACAAACTATCAACTAGCTGTCTTGAAAGCTGTGCATATATTCTACTCTCTAGGTTACGTATAAATCTAGCTAACGTAGTGTTATCAGCTTCCCTTTCTAGTTCTTCTACATAAGCTTGTATCTCTTCACGTATAGCTTCTTTCCTAGAGAATTCTTGGTTTTCTATAGTTAAGTAATGACTTGATGTACCAACACCTGAAAAGCTAGGATTCTTAAACTTATGTGTCATTTCGTCAGCACTTAAATAAGTTGCAAACATTATTCCTGCTAAACTTAAAAATATTAAAGCTATACATGATCTTTTAATTATCTTATCTAACTGTATAAAATCTTTTTCAAACTCTGCATTAGTGTATTCATAAATGTATTTATCTCTAGGAAAAGGTCTTTTAGGCATAGGTTCAAATATTACGTTGTCTATTGAAACTAACTGCTCTCTTTCTATTTGTTTAATTTTTTCTTTGTTCATTATTTTTTTCATTTTGTTTCATTTCAATAACTGTATTTACCTTTTGTTGTAAACGAATCATATCTTGGTCTAACAATCTAAGCTGGTCGGTAAGCCTGATGATTGTTGTTTTCATTTCGGCAACTGCTGGGTCTATCTTATTGGTTATAGTCTGCCATACAAAGTATACGAAGTATCCTAGACCCACTACCATAACTACAGGAAAACCAAAGTCTTGTACTATCTTTGCTATATCCATTAGCTAAACTTTCTCTGTATATATTTAAAAATGCTATAAATTGTCAGTCCATAAAAGGCAAGTACTGTCATGGGTAGAGCAATATATGCTAACTCCCAAGGTGATAGAAAAAGTATCTGCCATGTAAAGTCAATAGCTGCTTGTGCATCTCCCGTTGGTTGAGTATTATAAAGAGAACTATCAACTTCATAATCTTCTACAAGTTCCCACCATTCGTCCTCTGTTAGACAAATATACTCTTCAGGACATTTAGTCTCTTCTTGCATCTATTGTTCCGTCCTCTACAAAGTTCTCTGCTCTAGCTATGCGTTCTAGGTCTGGCGATATCTTAAGTGCGCTAGATACACTTGTATCTATACGTATGATGTCATTATTCATTGTTGATGCTCTTGTTATAAGCATCTTAGATATACCCTCTATGGTTTTGATCTCATCTACTAGACCATCCATGAGTTGTTTCATTACTAAGAATATAAAGAAAGCCATTATTAATCCACTAGCTATAGGCAGTCCTAGCTTAGCTATTAGATCAAATGCTTCT